AAACCGTTTGGACGATGAAAGATAGCAAGGATATTGATCCCAAAGTCATTTCCTGTATTAAATCGGTGACTATGACCAAACAAGGTCCAAAGATTGAGCTTCATGATCAGCAAGGCGCTATTAAGCAGTTAACAGACTTACAGGGCTGGAGTTCAGCTAAGAAGTTTGAAGTAACTGGCAAAGACGGCGATCCAATAGCTATAACCAATATTGAGCGTAAAATTGTATAGATATTCATTTTAATTGAATAAAGTATAATAATATCGCGGTGATGTATTTCAAAAAGTGAATAAAACGTGAATATATGGCAACACTTCAAATAGAAACAGCTAAAGTTTTTGAACCATTACTTCAGCCAAGTCGCTACAAAGGCGCTTGGGGTGGGCGTGGCTCTGGTAAATCCCACTTCTTCGCCGGGTTAATGGTTGAAGACCACCTAAGAATACCCGGCCTCCGTTCAGTTTGTATTCGTGAAGTACAGAAAACGCTTAAAGAATCAGCTAAGCGACTAATTGAAGATAAGATCAAAGAGTATGGGCTTGAGCAACAAGGCTTTAGAATACTCAACGATAGGATAGAAACGCCCGGCGGTGGTGTAATTATCTTCATGGGTATGGCTGATCACTCAGCCGAATCAATAAAATCACTAGAAGGGTTTGGTCGTGCTTGGGTTGAAGAGGCTCAAACGCTATCAAAACGCTCACTTCAATTACTTCGCCCAACTATACGCGCCAAAGATTCAGAACTTTGGTTTTCATGGAACCCTAGCCGTAAAAGTGACGCTGTTGACGAGCTTTTAAGATTGGCACCTCCAAGCAATTCAATTGTAGTAAGAGCTAACTGGAACGATAACCCTTGGCTTCCTGATGAATTAAATCAAGAGCGTATTGATGACGAGATAGCAAGACCTGATAGCTATGATCATGTTTGGAATGGTGGCTACATTACCGCTCAAGATGGCGCTTACTTCGCCAAAGTATTAAATAAAGCCAAAGCAGAAGGGCGAATAACTTTTGTTCCTCGTGATCCGCTGATGGCAACTTATACTTTTTGGGATATTGGCGGCACTGGTGCCAAAGCTGATGCTTGCTCAATATGGGTTGTTCAATTCGTAGGCAAAGAGATCAGGGTTTTAGATTATTACGAAGCGCAAGGGCAAGAATTATCTGAGCATGTTGGATGGCTAAGGAATAACGACTACCAGAACGCCGAGGTATATCTTCCGCATGATGGTGTTAAGCATGACAATGTTTACCGAGTCACTTTTGAGTCAGCATTAAAGCAAGCTGGGTTTAAAGTTACTATCATGCCTAATGCTGGTGCTGGCGCTGCTAATCAACGCATTGAAGCTGTTAGGCGTATATTTCCTCGCGTATGGCTTGATAAGGAAAAATGTGAAGGCGGCATTGAGGCGCTTGGCTGGTATCACGAGAAAAAAGACGAGCATAGGGATATTGGTTTAGGTCCTAATCACGATTGGTCAAGCCATGCTTCTGATTCGTTTGGGGCAATGGCTTTAGAAGCTGAAAAGATAAACCGACCTAGAAATAAACAGAAGCCAAAGCCAAGACCAAGAGCGGCTTCAGGTGGTTGGATGACAGGTTAGTGAAGGACGTATGTTTAAGAAAGAAAGGTTTTGACACTCGCAAGATAGCTAAACAAGTGGCTAGGCGGCTACATTCTAAAAGAGGAATACGCTTAGCTGTTTATAAATGCCCTTATTGTGATTACTTTCACTTAACAAGCAAAATAACGGTAGCTTACAAGGTAAAAATTAGATGCGCTCATACGGGGAAATAAACGAAGTCGATTTTAAACGGTTTGGTTATGATATTTATAACTTAGCTTTTAAGTATGAGTTGAGAAGTTACCACGGCAAAAAGTTTGTTTACGTTAATTCAATGGCTGAACTTAGAGAAGAGATTAATAAATTCAACGGGGAATATTATGAAGAAGACTAAATTCAAGTGTGATACCTGTAAAGTGACTGTAAAGCGTTCACCTGATAAGATTATTACCAATAGGGGTAAACGATATTGCTCCGCTAATTGTAAGGGCAAAGATCATGGCTAAGAAAAAATCAAAAGTAGAACAACTCTACAATAAACAAGCAAAGAGAACTTCAGGCACAACCGAAGAAGATCGCGGCGTTCTTAAAGTAGCTCGTGAACGTGCTCGTGATGGCGCTACTTACTGGAAAGATAATTGGGAAGCTGCTGAAGATGATTTGCTTTTCTTGTCTGGTGAGCAATGGCCTTCACAAGTACGCACTGAACGAGAGCTTGAACAAAGACCTTGCTTAGTTAATAACGTATTACCTACCTTTGTTGATCAAGTGCTTGGTGATCAGCGACAAAACCGCCCGGCTATCAAAGTTAGCTCAACTGAAGTTACTCGTGTTCCTGATGCTGAAACTGGGGAAGATACGACACTTAAAATATCTAATGTGGCTGGTAAGAACGATTATGAGCTTGCTGAAGTGTTTACCGGGGTAATTAAGAATATTGAATATAACTGTGATGCTGAGACTGAATACGATATTGCTTTTCAGTCCTCAGTTGAATCAGGTATGGGTTATTTGCGTGTTCGTGCTGATTACTTGGCAGATGATAGTTTTGAACAAGACTTACTTATTGAGGCTATTCAAAATCAATTCGCTGTAACTATCGACCCTAACGCTAAGAAGCGTGATAAGTCTGATATGAACTGGTGTTTAATTGATGACACTATGGAGAAGGAAGCATTCAAAGCAATGTACCCTGATGCTATTGCTGATCCTGTTTATGAAGATAGCGTTGCTGATTATGGCACTTGGTTCACTGAAAAGACTGTTCGTGTAAGTGAATACTTTACTCGTGAGCCAGTTACCAAAGAAGTAGCCCTTTTGAGTGATGGCCGCTCTTTTTGGTTAGATGAACTTGAACCGATTGTTGATGAACTGCTTGAAGCTGGTATTTCAATTGTTCGTACTCGTAAGGTTAAAACATTTAAAGTTTACTGGCGCAAGATTACCGGGTGTGATGTTCTTGAAGGTCCTATTGAAATCAAGTGCTCAACTATCCCAGTTATCCCGGTTTGGGGTAAGTCATTGACAATTAAAAAGAAAGAGATATTCCGCTCTATCATTCGCCATAGTAAAGACGCTCAGCGTATGGCTAACTATTGGGATAGCGCCGCAACTGAATCAGTAGCGTTAGCGCCTAAAGCTCCTTTTGTTGGTGCTGAAGGTCATGTTGAAGGTCGTGAAAATGAATGGGAGAACGCCAACACAACTAACCAAGCTATCTTAACTTACATTCCTCAATATCAAGGTGACCAAGGGCCACGAAGAGCACAAGCCGCTCAAACGCCAGCCGCCGAAATTACTTTAGGTATGAACTCAACCGAAAAGATTAAGTCAACTCTTGGAATGTATGACGCTTCTCTTGGAGCTATGGGAAATGAAACTTCGGGCAAAGCAATTATCGCAAGACAGCGCCAAGGTGATCGCGGTTCGTTTGCCTTCATTGACAACCTAACTAAATCAATTCGCCGGGTTGGTAAGATACTCGTTGAAATGATCCCTTATATTTACGATACAGAGCGTGTTGTTCGCTTGAAGTTCCCTGATGAAACAGAAGACTTTGTTAAGTTGAATGAACAAATATTCGATGAAGAGTCTGGTGAGTGGGTAACTATCCATGATCTTAATGTTCAGAAGTATGATGTTGTTGTTACTACTGGCCCAGCTTTCGCAACTCAACGAATAGAAGCCGCTGAAGCAATGATTCAATTTGCTCAAGCTGTTCCTTCTGCTGCTGCTGTTATGGCTGATCTTATTGCTCAAAACATGGATTGGCCGATGGCGGACACGATAGCGCAAAGGCTTAAAAAGATAGTTCCACCAAACGTACTTACCAAGGATGAAAGGGAAGAGTTGCAAGAGGATGCACCAGAACAGCAAGAACCAACACCAGATCAACAGGTCGAAATGGCAAAGTCTCAAGCTGATATGGCACAAGCTGAAGCTGATACCGCTCAAGCACAGGCGGATATGTTAAAAGCACAACTTGAAACCGAAGACGCGCAAAGAAAGCTAGCTATGATAGATGATATGGCTGCTGGTGGTAATCAAATGGCTCAAGTTGTTCGTGAGTTAGTTGCCGATGCTTTAGCTGAAGTTATGGCAAAACAAACTCAGCAAGTGTAAAATCCAATTTGTGGCTAGGCTCATTACCGAAAGCGCGCTTCACCCAATGCGCGTTGCCACAATTCTTTATTGGGACTCTAGGGGTAGAGTATGAAAAATTTAATATATGGCGTTGCCATTAATGACGCTAACTACAAAGTAAGACCAAGCAATTCTATATGTCCTTTTTATTCTATTTGGTATGGAATGATAAAACGCTGCTATTCTCAGGTGGCATTAAAAAACAACCCAGCATACAAAAACTGCTCTGTTTGTGAAGAATGGCTAGCCTTCTCTAACTTCAAAGCTTGGATGATCAAGCAAGAGTGGCAAGGCAAGCACTTGGATAAGGATATTATCAATATTGGCAATACAGTTTATTCTCCTGAAAACTGCTGCTTCGTTACTGTCGCTATTAATAACTTGATTTTAACCAACCCAAAAACAAGAGGTAAATACGCAATAGGTGTTCACTTCGATAAGAGGCGCGGTAAATACCAAGCCAGCATAAAGGTTAATGGTAAAAATACGAATATAGGCAGATATAATACCGAGAGCGAAGCGGCTAAAGCTTATAAGAATGCTAAAAAAGATATTCTTATTGCTGCTGCTAAAGAACAAACCGATCATAGAGTTAAGCTAGCACTTGAAAAAAGAGCAAGATTGATATAAGTAAGCAATAGGGTTAAACTTGTTTTAACGTACCAGTGCGTTTCACTGGGCTAAAATTCGTATCATTTAGGATATGCCATGACTGAAGAAGTTACACAAGACGAAACTGCTGGTTTTGTCACAACATCAAGCGATTTACCAGAAGTTCAACCTGAGTCACAGGAAGAGCAGACACCAACGGAAGAGGCCACTCCCGAAGTTGACGCTACTGTAGAAGAAGGGAAAGAAGCTGATAAAGAAACTGATGAACCCGGCACCGATACCGCCGCCGATACCGAAAAGGCTAAAAAGTCTAACGGTGTTCAAAAACGTATTGATAAAGTAGTAAGGGAACGTGAAGAAGAACGCCGTAAAAGTGAATCTTTACAGCGCGAACTTGACGAATTGAAGAAGGGTAAGCAACAAAAACCTGAAGAGCAAGCTGAAGTAAAAGAGCCTGTTGAATCTGATTTTGATACTTACGATGAATATCTTGATGCTTTAGACAAGTTCGATAAGCAACCTGATCAGAAAGTCGAAAAGGAAACCGACACTGATAAGAAAGATAATGACTCGCAAGCAGATGAAGAATTGACCGACTCGCAGAAGACGGCCTTGGCCATTACACAAGAACGTGTTGCTTCTGCCGAAAAGCCTGAAGACTTTGATGCTGTTGCGCTTAATCCTGATCTTCCTGTAACTGGTGAAATGCTTGAAGCATTAGCTGAATGTGATGACCCGGCCAAGGTTATGTATCATTTAGGCCAGAACAAGGATCTTGCTACTGATATTGCTGGTCAATCACCAGCTCAACAAATGCGAGCAATCGCTAAACTTGATCTGACGGTGACGAGCAAACCGCCGAAACCGACAAAAACAACTAACGCGCCGGAGCCTATTACTCCTGTTGGTGGTAGTGACGCACAAGAAAAGTCTCCTGAAGATATGTCTTTTGCTGAATACGAAGCCTACATGAATAAGAAAGAGCAAAAGCGTAAATCATCTTGGTAATTAGGAGAAGCTATCATGGCTGTTCAAAATAATAATCTCTTAACAGATGACGTAATCGCAAAAGAAGCGTTACGCCTGTTAAAAAACAACTTAGTTATGGCTAAGTGTGTATATCGTAACTATGAAAAAACTTTTGGTAAGGTTGGCGATACTATTCGCTTGAAACTTCCTTATCGTGTTAAGTCTGCCAGTGGTCGCACGTTACAGAAGCAACCAATGGTTGATCAAACCATTCCATTTAAGATTGAGTATCAAGAGCACGTTGGTCTTGAATACACCGTCAAAGATAAAACTTTAGATATTACTCAGTTCTCTGAGCGTTACTTAAAATCTGGCATGGTTCAAATTGCTAACCAAATTGACCGCTCTTTAACTATGACGTTGAAGAAAGCGTTCCATTCTTCAGGTACTCCGGGTGTTCGTCCGGGTGCGTTTATTGACTTTGCTAATGCTGCCGCTAAGCAAACAACTTACGCTGTTCCTCAAGATGGTATGCGCCACGCCGTACTTGACCCGTTCACTTGCGCTTCACTATCTGATGAAGTAACCAAGCTATTTAAAGAAAGCATGGTTGAACAAGCCTATAAGATGGGTTATCGCGGCAAAGTCTCTGAGTATGAAACTTATGAGTCTCAGAACTTGCCTAAGCATACTGTTGGTGATCACGGTGGCACTCCGCTTGTTGCTGGTACTGTTACTAATGGCGATACTGTTGCCTTTGATGGTGGTACAGCTTCAACAACTGGCTTCTTGCTTGCTGGTGATGTTATTACCTTTGCTGGCGTATTTGGCGTTAACCCACAGAACTATGAAACAACTGGCTTGTTACAAGAGTTCGTTGTTTTAGAAGACGTTGATACTGATGGTGCTGGCGCTGGATCAATTAAGATTTCTCCAAGTCTTAACGATGGTACAGCAACAACTACTAACGCCGCTGGTGATACTATCAGCCTGAAGGCTTACCAAAATGTTACAGCTCTTCCGGCTGATAACGCGCCTATTACGGTTCTTGGTGCTGCCAATACAACTTACGAGCAAAACTACTTGTTCCACCGTGACGCTATCGCACTAGCAATGATTGATCTTGAGTTACCTCAATCAGCCGTTGTTAAGTCTCGCGCCGCTGATCCTGAAACTGGTTTGTCTCTATTAATGACCGCTGCTTATGATATTAATGAGCAAACGGAAATTACTCGTATTGATGCCGTATGGGGTGCCGATATGATTTATGGTGAGTTAGCTCTTCGTTTATGGGGCGCTGCTGCTTAGTAGTTAACCCAAGCTATAAAGCCCGGCACTAGCTGGGCTTTTTGGGTGAAAGCTTTCAACAACATTTAAAAGGTAATCCCTCATGGAAAAAGTAATAAATCCAAAAAAAGCAGTATTCTTATTTAATGCCGATCACCCTAAAGGTGAAATGTTCACACTTACTCAAGAGCAACTTGAAGCTAAGCTTGAAGATGGTTGGTTTGATACTCCGGCTCGTTTAGATTTGCCAGAAGATAACGACACTGGTTTAACCGAAGAGCAAGTTTCTAACGCTCGCCCTGAAGACTTGGTTAAGCTTGTTGAGTCATACGGCTTTATCGTTTTAACTCCTGAGCAACTTAAAGCAGAAGCTAATAAAATGGCTGAGGCTGCTTTTAATCCGGCTAATTTAACTGATGAAACAATCATTGAAGAAGCTGAGCGCCGTGGCTTAAAACAATCTGATGAAGGCGCTGACGAGCTTAACGCTTTACTTGATCGCTTTAATGAAGATCCTAAGTCTCTAAACAAAGAAGAGCATATTATTTTAGGTAAGTCTCTTGGTGTAACTCTTCGCTCAAACTTTGGTGAAGACACTATGATTGCTAAAATCACTGAAGCTTTAAACGAGGCTGAATAAAATGAGCGTAACGGTAGGGGGAATCATTAGGAGCGCCATGAGAAAGATTGGCGTTTTAGCTGCTGGTGAACCCCTGCCAGCACATGAGGGTGATGACGCTTTAGAGGTTTTCAAGCAAATGGTTGATGCTTGGACTAATGAAACCTTGCTCATTCCTATTGTTGGCGTTGTCACTCATGCTTTGGTTGGTGATCAGTCTGAATACACTATTGGTATTTACCCTGAGCCAAAGCCAGCTCCATTACCTGACAACCATATTGAAACGGCTCGCCCTGAAAGAATTATTGCCGCTTTCATTCGTGATCAATATCAAACCGATTACATTCAAGAGATTATTGACGTTAAAACATTCTCTCGTATTAGTCGGAAAACTAACGCTTCTCGCCCTTCTCGTTTTTATATTCGCGAAGGCTGGCCAATGAATACTATTTTATTTGAAGCCGTTCCTTATGATGGTGAAACGCTTCACCTTGAAGTTATTCAACCATTAAGTGAAATACTTCCCGTTGCCGGGTTAACAGAAGTTATCAACCTTCCACCGGGTTATGAACGAGCACTTATTTACAATCTTTGTTTAGAACTTGCTCCTGAATGGGGTAAGCAAGTAACGCCATTAATAGCAACACAAGCTGTTGAGGGTAAGAAGTGGCTCAAGCGAAATAATTACCGCCCCCTTGTTCTTGGTATGGATCGCGCTATTGCCACGCAGAGAAAAGGTATTGGTACCTATATTATCGAACAGGGGCCTTAATCATGGTTCAACGTCAAATACCTTTAGTTGCTAATACTGCTGAAGGCGACATTGCTGGTAGTGAAGAGCTAGTTAATGTTTTTCCTGAAAGAACAACTGGCGGCAAATATCCTTTTGTATTAAAAGGAACGCCCGGCCTAGCTTATTTTCTTGAGTTGCCAACATTCCCTGTTAAAGCCCTTCACTTCAATCGTGGAAGGGCTTTTGCTGTTACACCAACAAAGCTTTATGAAATTTTTGATAATGGCACCTATAAGGAGTTAGGTGATGTTGACTTTAAAGGTCGCGTTGTTATGGAAGATAACGGCCTTCAGATTGTTATGGTTGATGGATTTAAGGGTTTTGCTTGGGACGCTCAGTCTAATGAAGTTAATGAGCTAACTGGTGATGGTTGGTACCCAGCAAGAACGGTTACTTATCAAGACGGTTACTTTATCTTTGAAAGAAAAGATACTGGCCAATTTTTCATATCTGACTTGTTGAGCACTAATTTTGATCCTTTAGATTTTGCCAGCGCAGAAGGCCAGCCGGATAAATTAGTTGCTGTACTTAGTGATCACCGTGAAGTATTCATGTTTGGCACTGAGACAATTGAAGTGTGGTACAACTCCGGCGCTGCTGACTTTCCTTTTGAGAGGAACCAAGGCGCATTCATGGAAAAAGGTTGTGCTGCCCCTTATTCAATAGATAAGCAGAATAACACTGTTTACTTTGTCGGTTCTGACTTGATGGTTTATCAACTTAACGGCTATGTACCAGTAAGGATAAGCACTCACGCAGTTGAACAAGACTTGTTGGGTGTTGATTTATCTGATTGCTTTGCGTACACCTACCAAGAAAACGGACACTTGTTTTATCAACTAACCATACCGGGAAGAAATAAAACTTGGTGTTATGATATTTCAACGCAAGCTTGGCACGTTAGAAAGGATTATCAATTTGGGCGACACCGTTCAGAGTGTGTAACATTCTTCGATAGTAAAACGCTTGTTGGTGACTTTCAGGCTGGTCGTATTTACCAAATGACTCAGCAATATTTTACTGATGATAACGAGCCTCTTGTTCGTGAATTTATTCTTCCAACACTAAACAACGGTAGAGAGTTCTTAACAATTAATAGTTTTGAGCTAGATATGACAACTGGCATTCATAATGGAGAAGAGCCAGTTGGTACTTTGATGTTTTCTAAAGATGGCGGTAAAACTTGGAGTAACCAGAAGTTTTCTAGCATGGGTGCTTTAGGTGAATACTTAGCTCGCGTTAAATGGAATCGTTTAGGTTGCGCTCGCCAGTTCGTTATTAAGTGCCGTATTTGTGCGCCTATGGCTATTGATATTGGTGGCGCTTGGGTGGAGGTTGAATAATGGCTTTAGATCCTAAAGAAAATTTAGTTTCACAACCGCCTTTAACAACGCCTATGGTTGGCAACAACGGTATATTATCTAAAGCTTGGGCTATTTGGTTTAGAGATATGTATAACCGAGTGGCATACAAAGGCGGTAATGCTATTGATGAAATAGACCTTGAGCTTGATGGAACAATTGAAACTCTTGATGAAGTTATCGTTGTCGTTCTTGATCATGAAGAAAGAATTATTGTTAATGAATCTGATATTGCTCAAAACAAAACAGATATAGCGACAAATAAACAAAACATACTTGATCTTGAGTATCGTGTTTTTGGCAATAATAGACCTAACGCATATGACGAGGATGCTGGTTATTCAGCTAATGATTATATTATCAATCCTTCTGGTGATCCTCAAAGTTATTACCGGGCGATAGATGATATTCCAGCGCCAGCCGGGGCTTTTAACTCAAGTCTCTGGAAAAAAGTATCTCTAATTGATAATGACGCCTATATTGAGTTGACTCGTGAGCAAGCTAAAGCCTCTTTTGTTGCCGCTGGATATGGTGGTATTGGTGTTGATGCTGTAAAGGCTATTGGAACTATTGACTCAACTTTTCAAACTCTTGAAGGATTTGATACTGACCTAATAGCAACGCCTCTTGATGTAACTTACGACAAGGCTAATCACGGCGTTAATCTTGATAGGCAAGGTATTTGGGAATTTACATTAAAGATAACTTTAACTTTTGATGAAGTTAACGCTGGCCGTCAAATTCAGTTCAGATCGTACAACGCAACAACCGCAACGCCGGGCGGCATAGAGTTTAATTACTTTGTTGGTCGCAACCAAGCTGGTGTTAATATTCCTCTTACTATTGCTATTGATGTGCCACCAGCTAACGTAGGTGACTTAATTCAACTTCAAGTTGGTAGTGCTTCAGATACTTTTACTAACTCAAGTAATATCGGTACTATTTACCAAGTAAAACATATTTCAGAAAGAAAAGAAGATTTAGGGGCATAAATGAAAGAATCAAATGTAGGAATGAGCGAAGAAAAATCACTGGCTTTAGTTAAGGCAGTTTCAGTTATTGCCACTGAAGAACGCCGGGAAAAACTAAACCAATTAGAAACAGCAATGTTACAAGAAGAACAAGTTAACATTCCTGTTGATCACCGTTTTTCTGGTGGTATTTATGCGCGTGAAATAACTATTCCTAAAGGCACTTTGTTAACTGGTCGTATTCATAAGTTTGATCACTTCGATATTATGCTTAGTGGTGACATTACTGTTTCAACCGATAGTGGCGAAGTTAAACGCCTTACTGGTTTAAATATTATGGAAGGTAAGGCTGGCAAAAAACGTGCTGGCTATGCTCACGAAGATACTCACTGGATTACTTTTCATTGTGCTGAAGAGCGTGATCCTGAAGAAATGTATGAGTTTTTAACTTGCGGTTCATTCCAAGAGTTAGAAGAATTTAATGTGATGCTTGAAAACGCTATGGCGCAAATAGAGCACGATGAACAAGTTTTAGCTGATCATGCTAAAGCCATTTGTTCTAAGGGGGAAGAATGTCAGTAGTTGCCGCCGCAGTAGTAGGCTCCGCAGTAGTCGGGGCTTACTCAGCAAACAAAGCAAGTAAAGCTCAGCAAAAGTCGGCTAAGGCTGGAATGGCCGCTGAAGAAAGAATGGCTGAAAGAAATCTTGAGTTTCAGCGTGAAATGGCTGATCAGCAACGTGAAGACTTTGCTCCTTGGCGTGATATTGGAGAGCAAGCCCTTAATTCTATTTGGGAAGGTGTTCAGTCTGGTGCTTTTGAAGTTGGCAATATTAACCTTGAAGACGATCCCGGTTATCGCGTTCGTATGGCTGAAGGTGTTGAAGCGATTGATGCTTCAGCCGCCGCTCGTGGCCGCTTACTTTCTGGTGCTCAACAAAAGGCATTAACTCAGTTTGGTCAAGAGCAAGGGAGTAAAGAATATGCTAATGCCTATGCTCGCGAAGCCAACAAGAAAGCTAGACAGTACAATATACTTTCAAACCTTTCTCAAGGTGGCCAAGCTTCCGCAGCCGGACAAGCGCAAACAACTGGCCAATTAGCTCAGACAGGTGGGAATATAATGTCGCAAACTGGTAGGGCGCAAAATATAGCAAACCAAAATGTTGGTGCTGCTCGCGCTAGTGGTTATCAAGATCAAGCTCAAGTTGTCAACCAAGCCGCTCAAAACTGGCTTACTTACAAAATGATGACTCCGACAACACCAGCGGCAGGAGGTTAAGACGATGGCAGCTAATAGATTTGGTATTGATGTTGGTGAATTATACCGCACCAAAGAAGCCGTTGAAGGAGCTCGCACTCGCAACAAGATGGCTTCGTTACAATTAGGTGAAGCAGAACGTGAGATCGCTGAGCGACCAGCTAAAGAAGCCGCAGCAAAGAAACGTAACGCTTTATTAACTGGCTTGCGTCAAAAGGCTGTAACTGGTGATACTGACGCACAACAACAACTTCTTGCTATTGATCCTGAAGGTGGAGCTTCATTTATTGAAGCTGTTGGCAAGATGGACGATAGAAAATTAAAAGTTGCTCAACAAAAAGTTGATGAAATGGGGCAAATGGCCGCAACCGTTCTAAATGCTTCACCTGAAAAACAAGCAAGACTTTATCAGCAAATGCTTACTGCTTTACCGCCTGAGTCAGTTGCTAAGATGCCTAAAGAGTTGGACCTTAACTTTTTAGAAGTTTCACTTTCTAAAGCAATGGCAATGGATAAGATCCTTGAGAATCCAAAAGCTATTCAGGTTGGTGGTGAAGACGTTGTTTACAAAGGTGGTCGAGAAGTTGAGCGAGCTAAGCGCCCGGTTAAAAAAACTGGTACTGGTGATGGTGGCTTAAAGTCTGCTGATGAAAGCCTGATGTACCGCCAAGCCGCTGAACTAATGGGTGGTATGTTTGACGAAGCCGGAAACCTTAGAGCTTTAGATCCTGAAGTTCGCCCGAAGGTTCAAGCTATCGCAACTAGAGCTTCCGAGATATTTAAGCAAGGCGGCGTAACTCGAAGCCAAGCAGTGACAATGGCCGCTGAAGAGGTTGAAGGTTCTGCTGGTGTAGATGATAATGACCCACTAGGATTAAGATAATTACAAAGCCCTTTAATTAGGGCTAACCTTTTTAAGGAGGACCGCCGTGAGCGAGTTCATTCAAAACTTCCGCATTAAAAACCCTCAGTATGATGATATGCCTGATGACCAGTTGGTCACAGCTTTACATAATAAATACTATTCAGATATTCCAGTTGAACAATTCAACCAAAAGATAGGCTTTCAATCAGTACAGACGTTAACGCCTGATCAGCCAATCGAACAACAACCAATTCAGCGACAAGAAATTGATGGCTTTACCGGGGCGGCAATGAAAGCGCCTGAAGATAAGTCAATGTTGGAGCTTGTTGGTGATAAGTTGGAAAATTGGGGTGCTGGCCTTGGTGAACGTGCTGGCGATCTTGGCGGCGCTTTACTTCAAACCATTCAAACAACTGGCGAAGGTCTTGAAGAGAAGTTACCTATGGGCGGCTTTGTTTGGGAAGATGGTGATATTATTCCTTCTTATAAGTCACCTGATGAATGGGCCAAGGTTGACGCTGAACCCATTCTAACTAAGGGCGCTGATGTTCTTAAAGGTGTTGATCTTGGTTATGAAGAGCAAGCTAATTGGGAAGGTGTTAAAAAAGCATTTTCTGAAGGTGGCCCGTTAAGTGGTTCAGCCTATGCCGAAGTTTTAGAGTATGGCCTTGAGCAAGGTATTAAATCTGTTCCTGATATGGTTGCCACTATCTACGCATTGCCAGCTTATATTTTTGCGCGTTCTGGTGAGATAGGGGAACAACGAGCAATTAACAAAGGTAAAGACAAGGCTGAGCTTGAAGATATTCTTGAGGCCGCTCCTTTTGCTGCTGCTTCTGCTTTGCTTGAGCGCATTGGTGCCAAAGGCATGACTTCAGACGCTAAAGCTGAATTAGGCACCGAATTATTGAAAGCTGGCATTAAAGAGCAAACTAAGCGAGTTGCTAAAGCTGGTGGTAAGGCGTTAAGCAAGGAAGCCGCAACCGAAGCTGTTCAAGAAGGCATGATTGAATATGTTGGCGAGCGTTACGGCACTGATGCCAAAATGGATTTTATGGAAGCTCTTGATCGTGCTGCTGCTGGCGCTGTTGCTGGTGGCGTATTTGGTGGCACAGTGGGTACAACTACCGCAACTGTAAACGAGATCAATTACTCGCCTGAAAAAGTTATTGCTCAGGCAATGGATGAAGAGTTAGCCAGTAAAGATATTAAGTCTGATGAAACCGCTATTGATTTACTTGACCCTGAACGAGCTCAACTTGAGAAAACAGATACTCAAGAAAAGTTTGAAGCTTCTGAGTTATGGCAAAACCTAACCAAAGAAGAGCAAGCAAAGTTTAAGGAAGTGCTAAACGATGTTGAAAAGCCTGAAGTTAAACCTGAACTTGAAGTTGATATTAAAGAACAGCCTATTGATAAAGCTAAAATGCCTGAGCAAGAAGCTGTTGAAGTTGATCTTCCTAAAGAGCCTGAAAGCGAAAAACCAGTTAAACAAAAAGTAACCGGGCTTGAAGTTGTTGAAGCTCCAATATCTGAAATAAAGATCAGTGAAGACGTTCCTCAATTTAAGGAAGGTGCTGATATTAAAGGTGTAGTCGAGCCGTTAGGTGGTAAGTTTGAAAGAACTGGTGTTGCTCCTATTCAAATATGGGTTCGTAAAAATGGCGACAAAGAAGTAATAAGTGGTCGCCATCGTTTAGATTTGGCTGAGCGTAGTGGTGAAAAAACTATTCCGGCCCAATACCATTATGAGTCTAAAGGCTTTGGCACTGATCAAGCTGCCGCTTTAGATGCTGTTTTAAATATCCGTGAAGGTCAAGGTAAGGTAAAAGATTATGTCGATTTCATACAAGCAACAAAGCCAAGAAAACAAGAAGCAGAATCACAAGGATTATTGGCAAGGCAGACGGGGAAAAGGGCTTTCTCAATCGCAACTCAAGGAAGTGATGCGCTCGTTACCGCCCACAGAAACGATCAAGTAACTGATGAAGCTGCCACTCGCATAGCTGAAGCCGCGCCTCGTAATGAGTCGTTACAGGCTGTTGGTATTAAAGCAATACAGGAAGGTAAAACAATTACCGTTGCTGAAAACTTAGTTAAAGCTGTCAAATCAATGACTAGTGATCAACAACAATCTTCTGGTGATTTATTTGGTTTTGATGACTCAGCAATGATTGAAGCTGAGAACTTAGCTAAAGCAGCAAGCAAGAAGCAATCAGAAATTCAACGTACTTTATCAGCCGTTCAAGGTGCCGCTAAGCGTCCTGAACTTGCCGCCAAAGAAGGTGTTGACGTTAAAGATCCTGAAGCTGTAAAAGTTCGCATTAAAGAGTTAAAAAATCAAAAGCGTGATTGGTCCAACTGGCACACTAACCCGGCGCTTGTTTCCGAATTAAAAGGAAAAAAAGAACCTGAGCAAAAACAACAAGTTACAAAACAAGTTAAACGCAAGGTGTTTAATTGGGATTCTGTTGCCTTATCTAAAAACTACACAGCCAAAGAGCTTGATCAGTGGATTAAAGAATTAACCGCTGACCCTGATAATAAAAACCTATCTGTCGGCATTGACCTTTACAACAAAGCGACAATGAAGAAGATAGATAAGCTTAGTTCTGCTGTTATGTTTTTACAGCAACAAGGCAAAGAAACCAGCGAAGTATCTGAAGTTGAAGCTGAGCGCATTAAGCAAGAGAAAGCTAAAGCGGCGGCTGACAAGAAGAAGCCTAAGTTATCTGAAGTTCTCAAAGAAGCCAGTGATGAAACATTAACTGAAGCTGACAAGGTACCTGAAGTTTATACTTCTTCTTCATACCGCAACTTTAGAAAGTCAGTAGCGGATCAAACCGCTACGGCTAAGCAGATTCTTGATGATGCTGAAAACCTGATCGCCAACAAAGATAAAATCATTGCTGAAATGAGCCAGCGTAAATTTACTAAGGCCATGCTTCAGGAGATCATCAAGTCACCTCGTAACGATTTAAGTAAGCCTCAAATGGTTAAGCAAGCTTATGAATCAATGCTTTCTGATCATGTTATGGCTGATGCTACCTTTACTATTTTTGGTGGTTCTCAATCATTTGAAGAACAGATTATTGAAAAGGTCCGTAAACAAACTCAAGCTGATGTTGATAAAGCTTATGAGAAGCAACGCGAATACCGGGCGCAAGCTGAAAAGCGCAAAGATGAATTTGTTAAGGCACTAACTAAACCTGAAACACTTACTGAGTTTAAAGAGTTTATTCGTGTTCGCGGTAAAGACAAGATGACCGCTGAGCAACTTGCCAAGTATGACGAGTTAGTTAGTGAAACTTTAGCCACTGAGGAAAAGCCAGTTGTTGTATCTGGTGAAGTTGAAGCTATCCCAACTGAGCGAGCACAAACCAAGCACACTAAAACGGGCGCTGATCTCTTTGTCGTTAAGATGAAAGGTCGAGTTGATAAAGACAAGTTCCGCGAGTTAAGCGCAAAGGCTAAACAATTTGGCGGTTACTATTCTTCATACTCGAAAGGCGAAGCTATACCGGGCTTTCAATTTAAAACGGTTGAAGCGGCTGATCAGTTTGAGCAATTACTATCTGGTAAAGATGTTGATAAAAGCGACTTCAACGAAGCAAAAGCTGAAGTTAAGCAATCAAAGAACGCCGATAAGCTTCTTGATATGGCTGAGAAGATGGAAAACAAAGCCAATGAAGAGATTAATCGACCAAGACAAGCTAACACAGCAAGACGCGCTTCAATGGCTGCTAACGCCACTGAGCGAGCTGAGAAGCAACTTGCTTTAGCCAAAACGGTTCGCAATATTGCCACTCGTTTACAGGAAGGCGATTTAACTCACTTAGGCAAGCTTAGCCAAGTAACGCAACTTGAAGAGCTTATATCTATTCAGAAGCGAGCTATACCTAATGATCTTTATGAGGCTGGTTCTTTTGATGGCTATTCAATTAGCCGACCTTTAAAAGAAGGTGTTACCGTTGATGATTATATTGCCAATGTTACCTTCCCCAAAATCGAAGTGTATAACCGCAATATTGAAAAGGTATCCGACAAGCTTAAAGGTAAAAAAGGTTTTGCTCGTTTATCTGCTGAGTTAAGACGTTTGCCAACTGGCAAGCGTGACGATCTTAATATTCTAAGTGAAGAGCAATTTACCAAGCTTAAAGAGGCAATCAAAAAAGACCTGATTGATATTTATGATATTGGCGGCTTTGCTGCTGATCAGTATCAAACTATCTCGCGCATTAAACGCTTAGGCATTACCACTGAAGAACAACTTCGCGCTGCTATTCGTGAACTTGATTCGTTAAAGGTTGCTAAGCGAAAGGCTGATCCTATCAAGGCTTTAGAGCGTGATTTAGTTGGCAAGAAGATTGAAGGATTCTTTCCTACTCCAAAAATATTAGTTGATCAAATGATTGACTATGCCGACATTCAACCGGGCCATGAAGTATTAGAACCTTCTGCTGGTAAAGGTAATATTGCTCAGGAAATACAACAGGCCGCGCCTGATGCTATTTTAGAGGTGGTTGAGTATAACGCCGGGCTTCGCGCTCTACTTGAAGCAAAAGGTTATAACGTAGTTGGTAATGACTTCTTAGAAGTAACTAAGAACTATGACCGTATTGTAATGAATCCACCTTTTGAAAACTTCCAAGATATTGACCATGTTAAACATGCTTTCAACCTATTAAAGCCCGGCGGTAAGCTGGTTGCTATTATGGGTGCTGGCGTTAAGAACTCACGCAAGAAAGCGGTTGAGTTTCGTGAATGGCTTGATGATGCTGGAAGTTATATTGAAGACTTGCCTGAAGGTAGCTTTAAAACTTCTGATCGTCCAACTGGCGTTTCTACTGTCATGGTTACTATTGAAAAGAACGATAGCAATACTCTTGAGCGCAAGAAAGATGATAGCGAATACAAGCGCAAAGATACCAAGCCAGTTAAGCCGGGCGCTCGTATATTTCACGCGCCGGGCCATAATTTTATTGGTTTATTCCGCTCGACTGGAATACCAGAACGCCGCGAGTTTGTTTATATCGAAGGTCGAAAGTTAAACATTCCTGATAAGCCTCAACGCATTGAACCAATTATTTCTAAGTTGGTTAAGATAATGGGCCGTAGAATTTACTTTGGCAAAATCAAAGGTAAGTCTTCTGAAGGTTTTTACCGCCCTCAAGTTGGTGAGATCAGAACTCGCAAAAAGAATGATGTTGAAGTGCTTGCTCACGAAATGGCGCATTACTTAGATTTTTATTCAAATATTACTTTGCCAAACTTTAAAAAGCTTTATCAAGACCCTAAGTTTGTTGATGAAGTTAAGGCGCTTAGTTATACCGATGCTGACAATAAGATAATGGAAATTGAAGGCTTTGCTGAGTTTGTTCGCTTATGGCTTACCAATTCACAAGAAGCTTTAATTCGTGCGCCTAAGTTCTATGAGGCGTTTACTAACTTAATGGCTCGTGACCGCAAGCTATTAAACCCTATGCGCGATATGCAAGATTTGATGCACAAATTTTACTTCCAAGGCCCTGATAAGTTGGGCCAAGCTTTAATTGGTAAAGATCCATCATTCAAGCAACGCTTTGATGAATGGGCTTATCGCCGTGATTCTCGCATTCGCCAACAAACAATTGACCGTTTTCATGCTTCAAGAAAAGTTGAACAAGAAATAACTCGTAAGATTGGTAATGTTCAAGAATCAGCTTGGAAACAGTTTAGGCTTGCCAATGGTGGTTCAGAAGGTATCAGTGATTACATTATGAATTACGGCACTGTTAACTTTGATGAAAAAGGCGATCTTCAGCGTACTGGTCAAAGCTTACACGAAGTATTAGAGCCAGTTAAATCAATCAAGCTAAAGCCTGAGCACGAAGGCGATCAGAAAATTGATGTGCTACTTCGCTACTTTGCCGGACGAAGAGCTTTAGAGCTTCACCGCCAAGGTCGTGAAAACTTAATACCAAAAGAAACCGCTAAAGAATGGGCGCGACTTGGCAAAGATTACCCGGTGTTTGAGTCTATTCAGAAAGACTATCAAGCGTTTAATGATCGCATGATGGACTTTTACGAAGAAGCCGGAATGATTACGCCTGAAGGCCGTAAGACTATGGGTAAAATGAACAAAGATTATGTTCCTTTTAATCGTATTCGTGAACAATTAGCTGGTGGACCAACTGGCGTAGGTGGCGGCTTCCAAAAATTAAAAGGTGGAACCGCTAACCTAAATGATATTTTAGTTAATATCCAAGATGGCATAACGGCTAATGTAAGATCAGCCTTAAACAATAGAGCCAAGCAAAGGCTTTATAAATATATTTCAGGTCATAAAGATGGAGCTATTTTTGCGACTAAGATCGCGCCTGATTCCAAACCAGTACAAGTTTATGCTGATGAAATGGCGGCTAAGATAGGTAAGGTCCTTGAGGCTAATGGCGTTGTTATTGATGGCGACCTTGATTTAGCAAGCAAAGATTTACTTACCTTCTGGCAGCATGGCGTTAAGCCTCAGTTAAATGAGTCTGGTAACATTGTTGATTCAGTTATTATCAACGGGAAGCCAAAGTATTACGAAGTTCAAGATCCTTTGCTTCAGGAAATGCTTCTTTCTATGAACCCCGAAAGTTACAGCTCATTTATGAATGTAATGTTTGGTGTTAAAAACTTCTTCACCAGAATGATTACTTTGGGTATTGAGTTTACCGGGGCTAACTTGGTTCGTGATACAACCGGGGCGGCGTTCTTGAGTAAGAACAACTTTAAGCCTTTTGTTGATTCGTTCAAAGGAATGTATTCATTTATCACTAAAGACGAACACTATCAGAACTTTATTAAATCTGGTGGCGGCTATTCTTCACGCCTTGAGGCAATGACAAAAGAAGGTGCCGCACGAAGAAGAGTTAAACTTGATGAATTTGGCGTTATGACAATGCCCGAAAAGCTATTGTCTACAATAGATAATATAGCCAGTGCCTTTGAATATGGAACTCGCATTGGTGAATTCAGACTTGCTAAGAAGAATATGAAATCTGATATGGACGCTGGTTTTGAGGCTAGGGAGATCTCAACCGACTTTAGCGTATTGGGAGCGAATAGGTTTTTAACTGGCTATATTCGCACTGTTCCATTCTTAAACGCTATGATCCAATCACAGGATAGAGTTTTCAGGGAAGCGGTCATTCGCAAGAAATACGATGGCAACCCAACAGCTTTAGCTATGAAGGCGTTCTTGGGTATCACCGTTCCAACTCTTATTCTTTACTTAGTGAATAAAGATGATGAAGACTATAAAGAAATACCAGATTACGAAAAAAGAACTAACTGGCATATTAAAGTTGGTGACGGGCAATTCGTTAAAATACCTCGCCCTTATGATGTTGGTTTTGTTTACGCAACTATGCCTGAGCTTTTTGCTAAGTATATAGAAGACGATAAAGGCAAAGAATTTGCTGACGGTATGTTGTGGACCTTAACTCAAATGTACGGGATTGATGGAACCCCGGCAATGATGACAGGTTGGTGGGATCTTGTTCGTAACGAGAAATGGACGGGTGCGCCTGTAGTACCTAAAGCTTTAACTGATGTTGAAGCGCCTGAGCAATACACATCAAATACCGCTGAAACTTTTGTTCGTATGGGTGAGGCTCTTGGTGTTAGCCCGGCAAAAGCTGAGCATATGTTCAAGGCTTACACTGGTTATCTTGGTGGTTACCTTCTTTGGGGTACTGACCATATGCTTTGGGATAAAGATAAATTTGGCGAAAAACCCGATAGTAAAGCTTCAGACAATGTTTTCTTGCGCCGCTTTCTTACTCCTGATGTTAGGCCAGCAACCGCCAATATGGAAAAGTTTTTTGATTTGAAAGAAAAATCAGATCAGATTGTTGCTACCTTCAAACAGAAGACTGACGCAAGAAGATCGATAAAAGGACAAATGAAAGATCCGGGTAAATTTAAAAGTGATAAGTTCTTTGGTTTATCTGGTAAGGAAAAAGAAGTTTTGTTTGCTTTAAATGACTCCATGAACCAACTCATTAAATTAATGTATGGTAAGGAAGGTATAAAAACAGCGGAGTTAAAAATTAAGTATGATAAAAAACTATCTGGTATTGAGAAGCGTGAGGCACTTGATCAGCTTTGGCTTAGCCGTAACAAGGCGTTTATGCAATACTATCAAAAAGCTAATCAGGCTTTACTTAAAGCCAAGCAAGAATCAGAAAAGGGGAAATAAAATGCCTAAAGCTCAAGCTATGATAATGCCGAAGAAATACTTCTTCGATAAAGACGGCAATCCGCTTGCCTTTGGTAAGGTTTATACTTATCAGGCCGGAACAACCATAGATAAGATAACTTACACTACTGAAGATGGTGATGTTGCTAATCCTAACCCGGTAATATTAAACGGTGAAGGGTACGCTTCTATCTATCTTGATGGATCATATAATATTGTAGTTGATGATCAGAATGATAATAACATTTGGACGGAAGATCCTGTTAGTTCAAGCATTGCTGAAGAGTGGGTTGGGTGCCAATCAGCAAATTACATATCTTCAACTATATTTTCTGTGGTAGATAATAAGACAGATTTATTTACAGAAGACAGAAAGGTAAGGGTAGATAATGGCACTGGCTCTTATTTTTACGCCTCAGTAATTTCCTCCTCATTTTCTGGTGGCGTAACAAATGTAACGCTTGATGATTCAATAGTTCAGGTTGGTATCATTGAAGCTTGCGTGTCTATCGTTACACCTGATAGCCAACAAGATGTTGATGACGTTATAGCTAAAGAATTAGGTTCTTATGCTTCATTAGTCTTTGATACGGTTGCTGATGTTGCTATCGGTGAAACTATCGGCGGAAAAACTGTAACAATTAAGGCTGGCGATAGAGTTATTGTTATTGAGAGAAATAACGCTGAGTTTGTTTGCGGCGCTGGAGCTGCTAACGGGTTTAATATTATTGAAACTAGCGGCTCTGGTGTTGTTGCTACACTTGAAAATAATGGAGAAGTTGATCTTGTTAAGTGGGGTGCTGTTGATGGTCAGAATTCATCTGATGCTATCAATGCCGCTGCTCAATACGCTAGGGATAACTCATTGCCTTTAGTGTGCAATAGCGGAACTTTCTTGCTTGATTCTTTTGTTGATCTAACTGGCATTAAGAATGTCAACCTTTCTTGTACTTTTGACACTACGGCACTTGATGAAACTGAATATTCTTGTGACGTTGGCGCAATGTCTCAAGGTACTGGTGGTACTTGGTTTTTACCTAATTTCACATCAAGCAACGCTGGAACATTTGAAGAAACCAAATTTCCTCAATTGCGCGTAGTAGGAACCAAAGGTATTGAAGTTCACTTTTCAAACATGAACTTTTTACAGTTTTATCAAGATGCCGCTGACACAAACAGAAGCTCTAACGCTTATAACGTAGTTAAATGTAACGGCATTATTGCGAAGCTCGAAGTAGATAGTGCGGCTGGTACAAGTTGGTTTAATGAAAATAAGTTTTTTGGTGGTCGCTTTTATCAGCACATCATCAAGTCAGATACTTACATTCATAATCACAACAAGTTTTACGAACCAACCTTTGAGGGCCGCAATGTAAATATTGACTGGAATAAAGCTTCTAGCAATCATATTTTTGGTGCTCGCTTCGAGGGTGTCGCAGCAACTAAAACAACAACTGCTACAACAATTAGCTTTGATTCCGTTAACGATAAAATAACCGCTCCAACTAACTTGTTTCCGTTTACTGTTGGTGAATATATTAATGTTCGCGGTTCAAGTAATGATAACCTTAATGAGCGTTACAAGGTTATTGCTACTGCTGTTGGTGAAATAACCGTTGAAGCTGGCTCTATTGCTGCTAGCGAATCCGCTGGTGATGAAATAACGATTGATAACGGCGCTCAAATTCGACTTCGTGAAGATACTGACAATAACACCATTCAGCAAACTTGGATCAGCTCATTAAAGCCACGCGAAAAGGTTTATAAAATTGTTATTAACCAACGTGATGATGGCTTAGGAAATGACTTAAACCGATTGTGGTCTGAGCAGTACAATCCTGTTGTTATTCTTAACGTGTCTGGTGATATTCCATTGGTTCGCGACAATGTTGCTTCGGGAGGCATTAACAGTTCAACTATAACTGGATTGCTAGACAACTTGGAAGAAGTAAATGTTTTCGCTAGGGGTAATGTTTACCCGGGTATCGAATCGCTTGCGTCTGTTTTTGGCTCAAGAAACTTAGCCCAATCAAACAAAATCCCAACTAAAAAAGGTGATATTTTTGGTGTTCGCTTTAAATTAACTCAAGGTGAGGTTAGGTACCAAGTTTGGACTTATGATCATGATGGCGTTCTTCTTGATGATCCTGATGCGCTTGCTGATCCTGCGGCGGTTTATCAAGGTGGCGGCTATTGGCTAACCAACAACTTAACTCTGAATAGTGAGGATAGCGCAACTGGCATTTACTCTTTCAATGTTGAAAATGATGACGTTGGTTATATTCGCATTGCTATTGTTAATGGTTCAAGCGGAAACACCATTATCGAATACGCTACCGCTTATTATTTTGAGCCACCAAGGGGCGGAGAAAGAGCTATAGCAAAAGCTTCGCCTAAACCTAAAAACATGGCGCTTCCAAGCATTCCGATTCAAGGACACGTCCCTTACGGGGCAAAAGTCGAGGATAGCACAGGCGCAACTAACGGTTGGATGAATACTTTTGAATTAGTCACAAAACTAACCAGTGCTGTTGCCAATGGCGGCACTTCGGTTACTGTCGATGATGTTGCTCAAATACGACCTGTTGGTAATGTTGCTAACGGTGATATTGTAGGTGTTTTACTTAGTGACGGAACAACGCACTGGTCAACTGTTAGCGGCCTAAGTGGTAATACCTTTAATATTTCAGCTTTAACAAGCCCTGTTGGTGTTGCTGGTGTAACTGGTTTAGCTGGAGCCACTGTTGTATTTAATAGATGGACGGCAATTCCATAACAAAAAGCCCGGTTAACGCCGGGCAATTCTTTTCTCTAAGATACGAGCGCGTTTATTGAAAATGCGCTTTATTCTTTTCAGGTATTCAATATCGCCTTTCTTTAGGTCAATATCATTGTTGTTTTCAAGGTATTCGACTTTGACTATGCCAATTTTTTCAATTAAGTTTATTCGATAGTTAGCGTCAACGGTTGCCGCCTTAGCTGAAAACCTACCGCCACCACCATTACAAGATTTACATTGCTTGTGTACGTTAAATAAAACAAACCTAAGCTGACCTTTAGCGCCTCGTGTCATAAAGTGGCCAGCGTCCCAACAACCGCCAACTTTCCAACCTTGTTCAGCCTCAATTACTTCCCTTGGCTTTAAGCACGATATACAAGGCCGATCATAGTCTCTAAGGCGAATGTATTTGTTAAAAGCCGTTTGAGCTTCAGCCAACCATTTTGATTTAGGTTTTATTGCTTCCTTCTGCTCCCTATGAAGCTTTCTAACGGCCTTTTCTTTTTTGACTTGTGATTGCTTAGCCTTGGTTATTTGCTTTTGTTTCTGCTTAGCTTGCTTATCCTGAGCAAATAAAACGGCGTGATCGTGACAACAAAACCACGCCAAAGGTGTTTTAATGCCTTCTTCAGCAAGTTTGTATTCGCTACACTGTTTACACTTTCTTCGTTTGTTCGCCATGACTACCCAACCAGTTTAATAATTTAATGATGAATGTTTGCTTATTTGGTTTGCGGTTGTAGCCACACTTAAAGCAAAGCGCCTTTCGTCTTCTTTGTGGGTAATAGTAAGTGCCGGGCCATATGTCACAATGGTTTTTACACTTATGGTATTTGTTTGCTTTAACTAGCCTCATTTCATGGACCTATATTTATTAAGATGATTTTTAAATTGCTCTTGCTCATGTTTAGGAAGTTTATTTATTTTAGCTTGAACGGCTGATCTTGTGATCTTGCCTCTTCTCATGTTGTTGATAAGAAGCGCCGCTTGTCGCTGAAGTTCAATATCTCGCCTTTCATGATCAGGCAACAAAGATAAGTTTGTGCTTTTCATTAGAAGAAGTTCATTAGTTGATTTTCAATGCCAACATCGGCACCGGGGAAAACGTGTTTTAATGCGGCTCTGATCAAAGCGTTATAGCACTCTTCAAACTCTTCCTGACTCATTGAAGAAAAGGCCAGTGACTTAGCTTCAATTCTTACTTCGCCGTGAATGTTGGCAAACTGATCATAGAAGCCAGCCAAGCAAGTTAAATGCTGTCTGAATATATCAAACTGCTTTGACTCGCTTTGAAACTCGTTATCACCTTTCCAATACTCAAAGCAGAAGTTGAAGAACGCGAAAACTTTACGGTGAAAAGCCGGGTTACGCGCAAGCTTAATTTCAACTGAATACTGGCCACCAGTTTTAAACTTGTTTAGCTTTTCAAGTTCCATATCAGAAGCCGGAACGAGCAAGCCGCCCGGCTGTTTAATCATTTCAATCTTCATCTTTCAAATAATCCTTTAAACAAACAAGAGCTTGAAGAATGTCGTGATGATAAATCTTATGAAATCCGATAGGCGTATCAGGATAAAACTGTATTTCAACTAAATTATCCTTATCTCTGATAGACTCCCATATATCCATTGGTATGGTTTCGCCCGGTATTTCTCCAAGATCAACAAGGTAATTTTCTACGTTTTCATAGTAATTTTTATGCTGGTTTATTTCTAAATGAAAGCCAGCTTTACATTGATTAACGACCTTGAAAAAGCTAGAAAAAATATCACAGCTATTCTCTAGCCACTCAACTCTTTCAACAAGTTTGTTTTTAGGAACTTCAAGAAGAGTGGCGCAACACTGAGTTTTAATAATCTCACTAGCTTTCATTAGTTTAGCCTCCCGGAATTTTTCCTTTCTGCTTCGGCAGTAAGTATTTTTTGCCTTTCTAAAAGCTGCTTGTAATATTCGGCTTCTTGCTGGCTTTGTCTTAACTCAGACTTTAAAAACTGAATTTGCCTTTCGTACTGGTGCTTTATTACATTTGCTTTCGCCTCACTAACGGCGAACATAGAGCCAAATAAGTTAAGCATTGCGAATTTCCTCAAGCTCTTCAATGATAGCTTCGCTAAGATCATCAAGCAGATAGCTAGCGTCATAAAGCTTTCGCTTGCCTTGCTCATAACCAATACAATACAAAGCGCAAACTTCATATTCATCTGGCTCAGCCGGGTAACAGTCTTCAGGTGCTAAGTGATAAACGCCTGGCGTTCCTTTGGTAAAGTTAAACTCAACCTGAAATTCAATTTCTTTACCAAGGATCTCAATTTGTAATTCTTCGGTATTCATTGTTATACTTCCTATTGCTTACTTTGGACGAGTTAAGTATTTTCATGTTGCGCCCTAACTTTAATCGGTTAGGGCTTTTTTATTTCTGATAGAAACCTTCTCTAAAATCGTGATACATAAACGAAGTGTTAGGTTTCTTGATTCCTAACGGTGTAAAGATGGCAACCAAACAGCTAAATTGAGGCCCTTGCTCCTTACCTTTCTTATCAAGAAACATTTCGCCGCTTGGTTTTCGGTACTTAATACGAAAAGGCATTTCAATGATAGTATCAGCCCATTCTTTAGCATATCGAACATAAGCCGTTTCAGGATTGTTAGGCATAATAGCTGCAGTATTTTTAAAGCCTGAAGATGATTGCTCAACCGCTTTCTCAAGGAATGGTAAGATATTTGAGAAAGGTGGGTTACACCAGTTCCATAAATCCCATTCCAATTCAAGGCAGTTTTCGCCTCGCTCAGCCAAACTATAACAAGTTGTCGCCTTCTTGGTTTGCTCAAGAGCGCAAACATCAAGCTCAAAAAACTCAATACCTAGCAGATCACAAAGCGATTCAATAAACCAAACTGGTGTTTGAGCTAAGTCCTTTTCGCTTTCTGGCGTAGTGCTTTCGTTGTATTTACTCATTATTCTCAATTCCTTTTCTGTTGCGATAGTTTTGAATGCCATCGGTTATATGTTTTAAGCCTTGCGATTGCTCAGCCTTGTGGTTTTCTAAAGCTACTCGACCCGGTAATTTATCAGGCAAGGCTTCAACTGGTGTACGATCAAAGTTTCGGTAAGTGGCAATAAACTCTTTGTGTAGCCAAACAAGTTCAGCTTCAGTTTTTGCACAAATTGACTTCCAACCACCAACGGATTGAACGGCGGCTAACGCTTGTTTATCTTCAAGCTTTAAGCTTCCGTAGCTACCAATTCGCTTTATCTCGCCTAAGATAGCCATCCAAGCAAGTTCAGCTTTGTCTTCAACTTCCTGTTCATTCTGCTTAGTAGTACCAGAAACAAACCTTGTTAAGCTTGCTGGCTTTGGTGGGTACATACCCTGATCAGGGCAAGTCATATGAGAATAAACGGCGCTTTCAAATTGTTCTATTGAAAGTGGCTTTAACATTCTCCACCAGCCTTCAAGCTCTGAACGGCTAAATTCTTTACCGTAAGTGTCGGCAATAAGAGTTATTAGCTCTTTAAATTTTTGTTGATCATGACTTTCCATTACTTCAACTCCACATCAATAATGTTATTAATAGTTTTCTCAGCCGCTTGGCTGAATTGCCTTTGCTGAGGTTGTTGGCCTACGTTATCCCTGAATTGCTCAAACTTGTCAGGGCGGCAAATCAAATCAATATCGTTGTATTTGGTTTGATTGTCATTTTGCCCCATATGGAAAGCTGATCTTGAGCAGTTGAAAATAGCCTGTTTAACTTCTTCAATTGGATAACCATCTTTAAGGCGATCAGATATAAGCTTTTCACGCTTCTTATTTAATCTGGTAGATGCGCCTTTTCTCATTACCTCCTTCCAATAATTGAATACTTCAAGAACTTCGTTGTTATTAGCTTTAGCTGATAACTTCTTATTACTTGTTTCTTGTTTATTGGTTAATGGTTCTTGGTTTATGTTTAATGTTTCTTGTTTAGCATTGCCTTCGCTTTGCGATTGTAATGCGTTCGCATTGCCTTCGCTTTGCGGTTGCTTCTTGTTCCAGCGAGCTTCGGCAGACTTACGAGCCTTGTCAGACTTGGCTTTGAAAGCATCAACCTCTTTTTTTATGCGAGAATTTATGTAACCAGAATCAGTTTTAATAAAAAACTCTTCTAATACATACGCAATGCTTTCGGTATGCGTTCGCATTAAAATCTTCTTGGCGATCTCATTTATGTCGAGTGGAAGCGGCTCTTCGTGTAGATAGCACCAGTCCATCATTCGCCTAAATGCTAAGTCCTCTAACAAATCAAGGTGATCTGTATGAGACTTGTAATCACCAATATTAAATTGGTAATAGTGCATGGTTAGCTTTCCTCGCCAAGAGCAACAAACTCGCTCACTGGCATTTCAAAGTAATCAGCAATAGCAACAATACTTGATTGTTTTATTGAACCGCTTTTAAGCCAGTTAGAAACTTGCTGGCTACTCGTTCCTAGCGCATCGGCTAGTTCTTTGTGCTTAATGCCCTTTTCGGCAATTGCTAGCCTTAGAGACTTACTTAAATTCATTTTTGGTTAAACTCCTACATGGTTGATATGGTGTAACTATAAACGGCCTAAATTAAAAAGTACAGAAAAAAATGAAATAAATGTTGATTTAATGAAGTTTAATGTTTATAGTTCAGTCATCACAACGGAGAAGCGCATTATGAAAGCAAGAAAGTTACTTATTGGTTTGGTTGTATTAGGTTTGTTTGGTTTAGTTGGCTCAATGGATTATCAAGACGAGTTAGCAGAAGAACGCCATTATTGCCAAATGGTTAAAGAAGGTAACTGGCCAGCTTTTAAAGATGGCGTTAACTGTAATGATTCGTCCAACTAGCTAATAGGTATCAACATGGAAAAAGTAAAAGCACAATTATTCATTCACAAAGGCTTTGATGGTAAGCCAATGGTCGCAACTAATGATATGCGATCTTATGGTTACGCTCTTCTTGGCACTCACGAAGTTGAAGTTCCAGTTCCTGAAACTGATGTTGTTGAAGCTGAAATTGAAGCTTTATATGAGCAAGCTGGAACCATTGAAGCTGAAGCTCTTGATAAGGTTTTAGTGTTAAGAGAAAAAGCCAGTAAGTTAAAAAAATTAAGAGGTGATAAAAGTGAGTAAGTCAGAATTAGTTACACAAGAACAAAGCTCATTACCTGTAATGGCTCAGCCTCACATGAGATTGATTGAAATCGCCGTTGAAAAAGGCGCTGATATTACTCAACTTGAAAAGCTTATGGATCTTCAAGAACGCTACGAAGCCAACCAAGCCAAAAAAGACTTCAACGAAGCAATGTCAAAGTTTCAAAGTCTTTTACCAACGATTGAGAAATCAGGCATTGTTGATTACACAACTAACAAAGGTCGTACTTACTACGATTACGCCAAACTTGAAGACATTGCTAAGGCAATTCGCCCGGCGCTAAAAGAAACCGGGTTATCTTATCGCTTCAGCCAATCTCAAAACCAAGGTTGGATCACTGTTACTTGTATCGTTACTCATGCCAGTGGTCATAGCGAAGTTAGCGAGTTAACTTCTCAGCCTGACGTTAGCGGCGGCAAGGACCCACTTAAAGCAATCGCTTCAGCTATTAGTTATCTAAGACGTTATACGCTAACTGGTAGTTTGGGTATTGTCGTTGGTGGTGAAGATGATGATGGCGGCAACCATGAAGAAGCCGTTGATGAATCAGCTTGTTACCCTGATGAAGAATTTAAGAAAAACTTCCCAAATTGGGAAAAGGCAATTTTAGCCGGAAAGAAAACGCCTGATCAAATTATCAAGTCTGGTAATGCTCAAGGTATAACTTTCTCAACTCAACAATTATTAACAATAGAAAAAGTAGGGAACGCATAACATGAAAATATTAAACCTCGTCCAAGGTTCAGCAGAATGGTTAAAGGCAAGAGAAGAGCACTTTAACGCAAGTGAAGCGCCTAGTATTTTTGGTGAAAGCAAGTACAAAAGCCGTACTGTTTTACTTAATGAAAAAAAAGGTGTTAAAGTT